GGTGCCTTGACGATCGACCAGGCACGGCAGAGGGTGCAGCGGCAGCTTGGCCAGCATGGCAAATTGCACCGCAAGGAAGTCAAGGCAGTTGCCCCACGAGAGCCACGCCAGGCAGGCGTGATCTACCGGATGCCGCCGAGCATCGCCGAGCCTTGGACACCCTACGTACTAGAAGCCACTGGGCGTGTCGGCATCCTGTCGGACGTCCACATTCCGTATCACTCGGAAATGGCGGTGATGGCTGCCGTGTCGCATCTCAAGAAGGCGCGGATAGAAGCGTTGCTACTCAACGGCGATGTGTGTGACTTCTATTCCATCAGCCGGCACATGAAAGACCCGAAGCAGCGGGACTTCTCTGGCGAGCTTTCAGCGTGCCGTGAGTTCCTGGGGTGGCTGCGGCAGCAGTTCAAGGGCATCCCGATCGTCTTCAAGCTCGGGAACCACGAGGAAAGGTTCCAGCATTTCATTTGGCAGCACGCCCCGGAACTGAGCCGCGAGAAGCACATGAGCTTGCAGGCGTGGCTGCACGTCCGTGACCACGGCATCGAGATGATTGAGGACAAGCGGCCCGTGATGCTCGGCAAGCTTCCGGTGCTGCACGGCCACGAGTTGCCGAACGGCATAGCGGCACCCGTGAACCCGGCTCGAGGTGCGTTTATGCGGACGCTTCACACCGTGCTGGTTGGGCATTCGCACCGGACCAGCACGCACACCGAGAGCAATATGTGGCACGAGGAAACAGCGTGCTTTTCTACGGGCTGCCTGTGCGACATGACGCCGGAGTACGCACGAATCAACCGCTGGAACCACGGCTTTGCAATGGCAACCGTCGAAGGCGACGGCGAGTTTGGGATTGAGAACTACCGCATTTCAAGTGATGGAAAGGTCAGGTCTGCCTAATGTCCGAGAAGTCTGTTGAATCGATTGCAGTTGCCACGCTTCGCGAGTCGCTCGCTGCCGTCAAGGACCGGCACGGCACATACGGGCCACCCAATGAACACTTCGCACGCACCGCCGGGGCGATCAGCGCCGTGCTAGCTCACAAGCTGCGGGAGCCGTTGACGGCTGAGGACTGGGCCATCTGCATGATTCTGGACAAGTGCAGCCGGCACCAGGGCGACAACCCCTCGCCGGACAACCCGATTGACATTGCCGGCTACGCAGCTTGCTTGGCCGAAGTGGCAGGAAACCCGTCAGCCGCAGTGGCTGCAAGGGTAGGCTAACAGTACCGGCACGGAGGCCGGAATGGCTGGATTCACTAGGGACCGATACGGCAACCGAGTCAGGTGCGAGATCCCGGCACATTCCGCCGGCGTCTGCCACTCTGACGGCGCTTACAGTCGCGGTTCCATCACGTCACGGAGGATGGAATACATGCCCGCCTACGGATTCCTCGACAAGCTCAGGCTCATCGGCGAGTGGTCGCCAGCACTTGCAATCTTGCAGCAATACGCTGCCGAGAGCGACCCGCACAAGAAGACGCTCGTGGTCATGGACGGGCTTGAGTTCCTGGCGTCGAAGACTGACACGAAGCTTGACGACGGGTTGGTGACTCGGCTTGATGCCGTGCTTCGCACGCCGCAGGGCGAAGACCTTGTGCGGTACGTGGTGGAGAAGGTGACGGAGGCTGCGTCGTGATCGACCTTGAAGCGACAGCCCAGGTTGCCGTTGGTGCCGCTCTTGTGGGCTACGGCCTGTGGGAAGGCTGGAAGCGGCTGCCGGCGTTCAAGCTGCCGACGCTTGCCAAGGCTGACAGCGTTGACGGCGACGTTCACACCGTCGTGAACATCTCGATGCGGCTGGACGCTGCCGGGCGCTCAAAGGCTGCCGACCTGGCTCGTGGACTCGTTCAGGAAATGCTTTCGCCGTCGAAGTCCAAGGGGTGAGCCTTGCGTCCGCTCGTGCTAATCGCCGCTGGGTTGTTCGTCATGTTCGGCGTGCCGGACGTGTCGGCGTTGCGGGATTGGCTGCCGGTGACGGTGGTCAAGCCGGCTGAGGCTGACGCCGTTGTGCTGGTGTACGAAAAGGATCAGCACGTCATCGCGCCCGCCGTGCGTGCGGCGTTGAACACGCTCAACCGCGAGGGCGTGCTTGCGACACTTCTAGAAGATGACACCACGGACGGAGATGGCGACATCCCTGAGCAATACAAGCTGCCGCTTGAGGCGGCACGCAAGGCCGGGCTGCCGTGCCTGGTTGTGATGGCGGGTGGCAAGGTGCTGCGGGTGGTGGCGAATCCGACCGCCGAGCAGATCGAGGGGGTGAAATGATCGATCCATCCCTCATCGACGTTGTTCTGCCAGATGACGGCTACCCGGCACACCTTGCAGCCGAGGATACCCGTGACGTGCTGTGGGACGTCTGCGGCAATGCGTCGCGCGAGTTCCCGGCATCCATGTGGATCGAGCCGAAGGATTGGGAAGCCAAGGCTCGTGAGAACGATAGACACAAGGCTTGGGCGATGCAGGCTCTGGACAGGTACACCAACCAGGGTCCATCAAGTCACGAATGCACGACGCATTCGCTGCGAGCCAACTTTGAGGCGGCCCGCAATCGGGCCAGGGGCGTGATCTTCCCAGAAGGGCCACGCAAGGATTTCACCTACACGGACTCGGGGCGATTCGGTTCCGTGTGGCTGTCGCCGCTTTCCGTGTACGCCGAGGCGAACCCTGGGCAATGGGGAGGTGCCAACGTGCGGCGAGTGCTCGAGATTGCCGTGCGTCGCGGGATGCTGCCCGACAAGGTGCAGCCGCGCGATTACCAGTTCAAGCATGTGCTGCAAGGAACGAGCGGTGCCGGCAACTCCAATCAGTCAGGCGGACGCTGGGTGTCCATGCGTGATTTCCCGTCAGGGTGGGAGCAGACCGCCAAGCTGTTTCGTCCGCTTGAGGTTGTATTCCCTGAGTCTTACGAGCAAGCCGTGTGCCTCGTGCTGCACGGTTACGCCGTCAGCGTGGGGAGGTCTGGCCACGCTGTGCCGTGGTGCCAGTGGATGCCAGACCAGCGGCTCATGGCCTACCCGGACTCGTACAACGTCACACGGTACGACTCCGAGCGGGTCGCCAAGTCGGCGTGGCGTGGCTCGTTCTCGATCATCACTACGACGGTTCCCGATTCCTGGGAGGAGCCAGCAGCATGAAACTCAAAGAGTTCCTTTGCGACTGCATCATGCTGATCGGCATGGTCATTGCCGTGCTCACTATCAGCTTCTACCTCGCCGGCTACTGTGACGCGGCAGAGTGCCGGAACTGTGACAACGGGCTGGTCGGGCGTGGCCCGGTGAAGTATCCATGCCCGATTTGCGATCCCCTTGTGGGCTTTCAAGACCGGGCAAGCGATGCTTCGGCATCGCCCCCGGCAAAAGCTGCTGCCTCTGGTCAGGATAAAACGCAAGACCACCGCAAGGCAGTCGTGCGGATCGTCGTGGCTGAGGGGCCGTCAACGAGCCGTGGCAGCGGCGTGGCAATCGGCGGCAACCGGGTGCTGACTGCGTGGCACGTCGTGCGCACAAACAGCAGCAAAAATATACCCACAGTATATTTTCAGGACGGAAATCAATCACGGGCCAAGGTCATCAAGACCGACGACGCCTTTGACCTGGCGTTGCTCGAGTGCGAGGCGGCACCACCCGTGGCCGCTGTTTTGGCCGCAGGCGAGCCGTCAGGAACGCTCACCGTCACCGGCTACGGACCGCATCCAAGCACCTTCCGTGAGTCACGTGGCCGGATCGTTGGCCGGGCGCGACCGAGCCGAGAGCACCCGATGGATCACATCATCGTGTCTACGGGTGCCAGGCAAGGCGACTCGGGCGGGCCGGTGTTCAACGAGCGTGGCGAGGTGGCTGCGATCCTGTGGGGCTCGGACGGCAGCCAGACGTACGCAACGCACTCGGGCCGCATCCAGAAGTGGCTGGCGAACAGTCCAAATAATTTGGACGGTTGCACGGATGGCCAGTGCGACAAAAAGCCCAGCACTTCCAAACAAGTGCAGGGGAATTGTGCGAACGGGAAGTGCCGCAAATGACCGTCGA